CTCGTGCAAGACGAAAGGCAAGCTCCGCAACCATCCAAAGGGCATTGGACGCGCCGAAACAAGAGAGCCGTCTATGACCATAATCCGGCACGAAGCCGGGCAACTGTCCGGGTAATGGACTTCTCACTCAGTCTCACGGCGCTCAGGAGGGCGCGAAACATGGACAAGATCAGGGCGCAGCGGGCAATCGAGGGTGTGCTGGCGCAGTTCGACTTTGAGCCGGTACACGATCACATGTTACGGGTCAACTGGCAGTATTCGTCAGATTCTATGCGGGAACCCTCGGCGGTTCCGGGCATCGACCGGCTCAAGGATATGGCGCGGGAAGTCCTTCAATCGGCGGTTTACGGGAAGTATTGCACCGAGGGCCACGCTTCCGTTAGGTGCGGCGGGTTTGAGGCCCGGATTGACAGATGGCCGAACTCTGACACTTTCACGATGGCCCTTTCTTTCGTTCCGTTCCGCACCGAGGAGAGATTCTAGCCGGGCGTAAGCCCGTAATGCGCCGATGGTCCGTCTCAAGTCGGACAGGTGGAAAGCAGAGAGCGGAGGAAACAATGGAAACCACGATTCCCTTTACCGGATTTTACGAATCGGACCACGAGTCACTGATCGAGAACGAATTGGAGCAGATGTTCTCGGACAATAACGGCGACCCTTTGCCCAGTGCGGGCGACTCCTGGGAACACATCGACTGGGCCAAAGTCCATCTGGCCTATGCTCAAGAGTACGCGGGGCAGTTCTTCGCGCTGCTCTCGGACGCGGCGAAGATCAAGATTCCATACAAGTTTGTGGAGTTGACTTCGCCCGGCTCCTACAACTTCACAACTGATCGAATTTTCTGCACGGTTTCGCAACGCACGGCGCGGGCCTTGTACAAGCTGGCGGACAAAACCGCGCTGGACAAGCTGATCAGAGACAAATTCACGTCCTATGACGGGTTCACGTCCTACTATGACAATTCCCTCACGGCATGGCCGAAAGACGTTTTGAAGTGGGACGCAAACCAGATCGGCACCCTGGTGGAGTCTGTTTTCTTCCAGTTCTTCGCCCGGAAGGACTTCCACGCATACGAAATGATGGTAGATGAAAACGGCGAGATCGACTCCCTGCTGTATGACGCCTTGGACGCGGAAGGGCGCAAGATTCTCAAAACCGAGAGAGCAACGGCAGACGGCGAAGAGTAGTTCATTACCCGGACGGCGGGCCGGTAGATTCCCGCCACTTTTTACCGGCATCATTGGAGGACAACATGGACCACCAAAAACTAGCACGGATTAACAACCTGGGGCGCGAAATTATGGCCCTGGAATCACGGCTGGCTTCTGTCCAGTTTCACATTCAGGCCGCACGCGAGCGTTTGAATGAAGACAACCTGACTTTCCGGGATTGGAGCGAAGCCGCGCACGAGTACGGCGTATCCTCCGCTTCTGCCTTTGCCCTTGACCACCGCTTGACTATCGTCCGGGGCCGGTTTCACTTCGAGGCGGACACGATTTAGTCCATTACCCGGACAGAGTTTTCCACGGCCTGGGCTTGACAACGATTTTTAACCGTGCTATGCTAAGCACATCCTCAAGAAAGGGGCGCACAATGAAGGCAGGAGACATAATTCACATCAACGCCGACACGAAAGATTGGGGGCGGGTTGCCTCAGACGGCCTCGTGGTCGCGGTCTACTCCAACCAGTTCATCCAGGTCTACGCAAATAGCATCCTGGCAACGGTCACAGTCCGCAAGGCGGAAGTTTCCCCGATTCAAAACCCGGTCGAGGACTTCGCCGAGCGCATCAACCCCACCAACCTCGGATTCTCGCCGAAAATGACCGCTCTGATCAGGGCCATTATCGGCCATGACTACGGAGTGCGGGACGGGCGCGGCGGAACGCTCACCAGCTTGTCCATTACCTCCGATGGATTCGTGATCTGCGGCAGCACGGCATCAGACGGGGGCGGCGCTTTCATCGGCTCGGCCTCGGACCTAGACAGGAACCTTGCGGATTACCGTTTCCAACTGGCCGCTGAGAATGACGAAGACGCGGAAGAATTCGACCGGCTGTATGTCGCCAACGTCAAGGACTGGCGGAACTACTAGCCGTTGTTTCGTACCATACAAAACCGTCCAGATAATGGACAGAAAAGGGGAGCCGATGGCGCACGAGTATAACGAATGGTATGTGGACGTTCCCAAGCAGCCCAACCTCGATCCGGGAATGGACAACGAGTGGGAGAACGTCCAGACCTTTGCAACTAGGGAAGAGGCTATTGCCTTTGCCAAAGAGCAGTTTGGTGCGGACGATGAAGGGCGCGTCTCGCTCGTAACCAGCTAATCCAACCCGCGCCCGCCCGGTATGGCGGGAAAACGGGAAAGTGACCCAGGCGGCCCAACCGCTGGCGAGGGTCGAGAAAGGGTAAAATGCTAAGCGGAGAGCAGTTGATAATCGTTGCCTACACGCGGGAAGATGAAGTGATCTGTCGCGCTTGCGGCGAAGCCGGACACGAGAGTATGGGTCACGCTCTGTCCGCATACGAAGCCGGGGAGTACGCGGGAGCCGATGGTCTGACCTGCGAAGACTGCGGGAAAGAAATCATCGAAGCCTACCAGTGGGCCTGCCCGCATTGTGGCCGCTTGTACGAGGGCTTTGAAGCGGAAGACTCGGAGAACGAGGAAAACAAGACGGGGAAGTGCTTCGAGGACTGCCCCGGCGAAGACACCGAAGACGAAGACGAGGAAACGGACTGACTCCTCGCGGCGTCCAGGTAATGGACTTTTAACCCGGCCCGGATGGGCGAGAATTGAGGCGGCATGAAAGTCGAATTTGTAAGAGAGTTGCCCAGGTCTGGAACGGGGGCCAGCCAGTGCCTTGTGAAGAAGGGCGAGGAGTTCTTCGTCGTGTCTTCGGTAGTCGTCATGTTTAGCGGGTTTGAAACCCTAGTCTTTCCCGCTGATAGCGCCGGGAAGATCACGGACTGGATGGAAGTTGCGGGCGGGCGCGGTGTGTCCCGCGAAACGGCCATTGAAGACCTGGAACACGTCTAGCCTAACCGTTCGCCGGGAGCGTAACCCGGTATGACCTCAAGAGCAAGCCTTCACGCGGCGGGGTTGAGCGACTACTAATTGCTCGGAAAGCAGGACACAATGGCAATGCCCAAGAAAGATTTTATCGCCCTGGCTGACAAGGTGCGCGGCCTTCAACCCCTCAACGGTCAGGGAACAATCCTGGCTCAGCGGGCCGAAGATTGGACCCGCTTGGTTTACGCTCTGGCCGACTTCTGCGCGGAGCAAAACCCGGCCTTCAACCGCGCCCGGTGGATTGGCTACATCAAGGGCGAGTGTGGGCCAAACGGCGGCGCTGTCAAGCCGGTAAAGGCCAAGCAGTGGCTCGGATAACCATCAACCAGTCCATTACCTGGACTAGAAAGGCGGCGCGTATGGCCGTTCCTCAAAACGTACTCGATGCCGTCTACGGCTCAAAACCGGCAGACTGGCGTCAACACAAAAATGGTGGGGGTTGGGTGTACAAAACCGCCACAGTTGAAGACTCGGCCTATCTTCATCCAACCTCAATCGTGTTCGGCGATGCGCAGGTGTCCGGCGATGCGGGGGTGTTCGGCGATGCGCGGGTGTTCGGCGATGCGCAGGTGTCCGGCAAGGCGTGGGTGTTCGACGATGCGCGGGTGTCCGGCAAGGCGCAGGTGTCCGGCAAGGCGCAGGTGTCCGGCGATGCGTGGGTGTTCGGCGATGCGCAGGTGTTCGGCGATGCGCAGGTGTCCGGCAAGGCGTGGGTGTTCGGCGATGCGCAGGTGTCCGGCAAGGCGTGGGTGTTCGACGATGCGCGGGTGTTCGACGATGCGCGGGTGTTCGGCGATGCGCAGGTGTCCGGCGATGCGGGGGTGTTCGGCGATGCGCGGGTGTTCGGCGATGCGTGGGAAACAACCCCCCCTCTCCTGTATGGAACCAAGCACCCCCTTTCGCTTTGCTCCCTTACGCAGATCGCCATCGGCTGTCGCGTTCACGACTTCGCCTATTGGCTCGAACACGGACCGGCCATAGGCCGCTCCGAAGGCTACACAATCGAGCAGATCGCGGAGTACAGGCGACACTTCATGTACCTCAAGGCAATTGCCAAGAGGCTCCAGGCCGCGCAGAAGAAGGCGGCGAAAGCCAAGAAGTAAAACCCGGCCCAGCGGAACCTGGGATGCTCCCTAATCAACCAGCGTCCAAGTCGCGGGGAGCGGGCAACGTCCAGATAACGGACGGCTAATGGTGAAAGAGGTTTGAAATGAGTCTATCAGAGCAAGCGAGGAACTTGCATAATTGCTACGAACTAACCGAAGGGCAGGTCCGCGAGGCGACTGATGAGGCTTTCAACGCCGCACAGGCTGTGCTAAGCGACTACGGGTATTCGGTCAGCAACACCGACCCCGCCGAGGAACTTGTAGCGGCAATCTACAAGTATTTCGTGGACTCCGCCGAACCAGACGCTCCGGGGGATACGGAATCGTGCTAGTTCGCTCCTTCATCCAACCCCCGGCAAGGCTAAGCCGCCGATCTGTTCACTCCCTGGCGGACGCCGCACACTCCTTGTCCAGCTTTCTCCGGGCCAAGGCCAAACCCCGCACGGCAAAACCGGAGTGGACGTGTACGGCTTGCTTGGCGGGAAAATGTAGTCTCTGCGTCAGCGCCCGGTGTGTTTGCGGGCAGAAAGAGGGGCACAAGTGACCGTCCAGCAAGCCGCATGGCTCGGCGAAGACGACGTGGTAGCCTCCGCTTTTCAGCACGACCGGCTGACCCCGGTCCTGACACCGCGCCATAGTTTTCCACAGGCGGACTTGACAAGCAGAGCCAGGTGCGCTATTATGATTTTAGCGGTCGCAGTGCTGATCTGGCTGTAGGCCCCAAACCGAAAAGTCCATTAACCGGACAGAAATGAGACCAAATGACCGGCCAGCCCAACAGCACGAGATTCTACCAGGAGGAGATCGAGAACGTCACCCTCCAACTCACGCAGGACGTGACCCCGAAGCAACGGCACGACCTCGAAACCAGGCTCCGGGTCGCTAAGCAGTATTTGGCTGAACCCACCCCTGTCCCGCACACACATCAGCAGCGTCTAGACGATCACCGGTAAAGATTTTCACCCGCGTAAACACTGGAGATAAATGAGATTTGCACAGATTATCCACAGTTTAGTGCGATATTGCACTTGACATACAAAGCAGGTTTGTATACTATTTAATCATGCATCTGACTTACGAAAGGCTTACAGCATGAAAGAAATACCGCAAGTGTTGAACGTGATAACCGATGTTGTCCTGTCGCACAGGCCAAAACCGAAGTCAAAAGCGGCGAAGAAGCGCAAACGGAAAGAGGACAAAAATGCAAAAACTGCTCGTTAGCTTTTCAGGGGGGCGATCCTCCGCTTACATGGCGTGGCATATTAAGAATGAATGGTCATCTACCCACGAACTCGCTTTTGTCTTCGCCAACACAGGTAAAGAACGAGAAGAGACGCTTGTTTTCGTGCAACGGTGCAGCGATGAATGGGGTCTGGGAGTTGTATGGGTTGAGGCTGTGGCTCACGCCGAACGAGGAATTGCTTCGACTCATCGCATTGTGAATTTTTCCACTGCATCCCGAAATGGAGAGCCGTTCGAGGACGTTATCAAAGTCTACGGTATTCCGAATATGAATTACTTGCACTGTACCCGCGAACTCAAAGCCAATGCCATTCGTAGCTACATGCGGAGCATCGGATGGGAAGAGTATTTGACCGCCCAAGGAATTCGCATTGATGAGCCAAAGCGTCTCAAACCGAAGGAAGGGGTCATCCGACCTTTGGCGGAGAATTGGCCCACAACCAAACCTGAAATCGTAGATTGGTGGAAAGATCAGAAGTTCGACCTGGGTTTGAAGGACCATCAAGGGAACTGCGATTGCTGCCACAAAAAACACATTCCAAAACTTGTTAGGATCGCGCAGGAAACCCCCAACTCCTTTAATTGGTGGGGCCATATGGAGCATCAATATGGGCTGGCCGGGCATAATGAAGACGGTACCCCTCGCACCTTTTTCCGTGGTCATAGATCAGCATCCGATATTGTGGAGATGTCCAAACTTATGACCCTTCCGCCCATTCCAGACGAAGATGAAGACGCTGGATGCAGCGAAAGCTGTGAGGCTTTCGTATGAAAGCACAAAACGGAAGTCAAGTATATAATTCCCAATCGTCCTGAGTGCAATAGCGTATTTTCAACGGTTTACAACAAAAGCGCATAAGAGCATACCTTGTGCGTCAAAGGAGAAACAAAGTGGTAATGAAACGCGAAGTGGACAAGGAAATACCCCGGCCTCCATCAATCAAACTGAGGGATTACTTTGGGGCGCTAGCGATACAGGCGATCATCAGCCGGGGAGATTTGGACATGGACATGAACGTGATGCCCTATTGCCTGGACGCATACACGATAGCCGACGCGATGCTCGAAGTTCGGCAATTAAGCTCTACGGAGTCAAAGACCCCAAAGTTGAATGCCGCTGAAGTCCGCCTCATCCTTGCTCTAAGGGGGATTGAAGAGAGTCCCGCCGATGGGAAATGTGACGAGATGGACTTGGTTAATGCCGCTGTTGAGGCATACATCGAGGAAACCTCCGCCGCGCGGTCCTTGCCGTAACAGGTGCAATATCGCACCAAAACGTAGTACATCATGCAAGGGAGGAAACAAAAAATGGAGATGCAGATGAAAAGGAAATTCAGGTACGCGGTAATTCTTGGCGCTGAAGATGGCGGGCGAATACTTTCCCGCCACTACCGCGATGATGATGCAGAAGCCTCGGCGAGGCGCTACCAAAATACTCCAGAGGGATGCTACTCTCATCCTTTCGTTGCGCCCATAGAAAGAGTTTCAGAAATACTCGGGCGGATCAGTGGCGCATCTGGCACACATCATGCAAGGGAGGAAACACCTATGAACAGCGACGGAAACGATGAACACCAGGATGGGTGCGTGTGCCGGGAATGCAGGCCATAACAGCAGTACAGCGCATTGGAGGCGCAGGAAATGATTGAACTCAAAAACATCTACGGCGCTGTGATTTATACAGCTCCGAACATTACGACGGTAAAAGCAACTGTGGAAGAGGCAGTATCAAGCGGTGCCGACCTGAGCGGTGCCTACCTGCGCGGTGCCGACCTGCGCGATGCCTACCTGCGCGGTGCCGACCTGCGCGGTGCCTACCTGCGCGGTGCCGACCTGCGCGATGCCTACCTGCGCGGTGCCGACCTGCGCGGTGCCGACCTGAGCGGTGCCGACCTGAGCGGTGCCGACCTGAGCGGTGCCTACCTGAGCGATGCCTACCTGCGCGGTGCCGACCTGCGCGATGGAAGAATCTCGGCAATGCGGTGCATGGCGTACTCAGCTTACCCTTACCAGATTCAGGCTGTACTTTTCCAAGACGGCTCCCGGTGGGTGCGTATGGGGTGCCTCTGGAAGTCACTCGAAGATTGGGAAAAGATAGGTATTCGCAAGAGCAACTTGTCTGAGTTCCCCGACGACGGCTCTGATCGCAGCGAAGAGCGTATTGCGGCATTTGAGTTTGCCAAAGCAGCCACGCTTCGTATGAAACTTCCAACGGAGATCGCAAAATGAAAGCACTGCAAGCCGTACTCGACAACCGCGACGCACTAGCGCCGCTCGGAGCCTACGCAATCTTGGTTTTTGTGCTCTTTGCGCTGGCGTTTTGAACCACAATCGGCAGACTTGCTCTGCTCTGGCCGCTCCGAAGTCGCAAGCAAAGCTAGGAACTGAGAAGCCTAGACTTTAAGCGGGCCGGGAGCGGCCAGGAAAGCGCAAGATGCTAACAAGGAGAAAACAAATGCTCTCAAATGAATGGGTTCTCAGGCACGAAAGATTCATCTATCGTGTAGGCTTCACAGTTATGTTTATAGCTGTGTTTATGCTTGTAGCATGGTAACATTCTCGCTGTATCAAGAAAGAGGCAACATGATAGTCAAGCAAGGGAGTTTAGGCCCGACCTGGGCGGAGATAGTCGCGGCCAGGAACAAGCGGGAAGACGAGGCGGTCGCCCGGAGATTCAAACGTGACGAGCGCAGCCAGTGGGACAACCAGTGGGACAACGGGTACGAGAGGGGGCCACGATGAAGCATCTGTCCTGTCCGAAGTGCAGCCGGGTTGTCGATATTGAAGCGACCTATGTGACCACGGCGATGGTCAACAACGAACTCAAGACCTTCCGCGTGGAACACGGCCACAGTACCACGAAGGGGAGCGAGTTGCAGTGCGCTTGCGGCCAGTTTCTCAAGTAACGCAGATGGGCCGGACAAACCAGTCCGGTTAATGCGGCAGCGCCCGGTTCCAAATGCCGGGGCAACGCAGAGGAGGAACAATGCACGATTTAGCAACGATCATCGCCATCAATCGGCAGCCCACACCGCCCAGCATGAAAGACCGCTTCGGCTGCTTCACCGAGCAGGAACAAATTATCCTGCAACGGGCTTTGTTGGACTTTTCGATGAAGCAGACCTCGGCCTATAGAACGGCCAATGACTTCACAATTCGGAGTTTGATGGCGGGGGGCACTCTTCCCTTGGTCTACTTCGGAATTGAAACCACCAACCGTTTGGTGGATGAGATCAGCCAGACCGGGTCTCGACCGGAGGCCGCTTGATACTCTCAACCCCAACGTGTGACACTCTCGGCTGCACGAAGACTCACACAGCCTCGAACGGTTGGTGGGTTGTCCGGGTAGTGGACTTTTACAAAGAACTCTGGAAGTGGGAGGACGCAGAAGCCGTGGGCGTACTCAAGGGCCCGAAGACCTTCCACTTCTGCGGGCAAACGCACGCTCTACAGTTTCTATCCTCAGAGATGGGGAGCAAGACAGATAAACCGGAGGAGAAATGACCAACCACAACGACGGCCTCGGCTGCTTCCGGGGCTTAATGTACGCTCTGCCTTTGGCGCTGCTGTGCTGGGTGCTGATTATCCTGGCCGTCAGGTGGGGGATGAAATGACCGACTTATCTCTGAGAACCACCCGGCTGAACTTCAAAACCTCGGACGCCGTTTGGGAAAGGGGGAAGCACCGGGAGGTTGTGATCGAAGCCCGCCCCCGAACCTGCACCGTGCGCCTTGCCGGAATGAGAACTTCCTTCACCATCGAGTGGTCCGCGATTCACAGCTTGGCGGCGAAGATGGCCGTCGCCGCTGAGAAAGCAGAGAAGAAGAAAGCGAAGAAAAAGTGAGTTTTCCACAGATTTCTTTGCAAAGGTTGCGAGTTTGGCACGGGAATTGCTAGTAGTATAGCGGGCCAATTCAGACCCCAATTCCCTACAAAGAGGCAACTTAATGCAAATTGAAGATTTTGAACGGTTTATGTCCGAACAACTGACGTGCAGCATCGACGACGTACCCGCTGGACAGGGGGCAATCTACTTGATTACGAATCTTGTCAATGGAAAAGTGTATGTTGGGCAGACTTGGGGTTCGGTGTCCGCTCGGTGGACGAGCCATCTGCACGACGCCGAGAATCGTCCGCAGTTTTATTTTCACCGCGCTCTCAACAAGTACGGGAAGGAAAATTTTGTAGCGGGGGTTTTGGGGTGGGCCAAAACCGAAGAAGAGTTGAACGATTTGGAAATCCTTTGGATACTGCTTCTCGACTCTGCTGACCGAAAATATGGGTACAACTCTACCCACGGCGGAAGAGGAGGAAAGTTCAACAGCGAAGCGAAAGAAAAAATGTCAGAAGCTCATAGACGACGGTATGAAGACCCGGCGGAGCGCAAGAGGCAGTCTGACTCCATGAAACGAATGTGGTCCGACCCCGACATCAGAAAGAATATACTGGCTGGCCAAACAAAATGGCTTGAAAACCCCCAAGGGAGGCCGATCCGGTCAAAACGCGCCAAGCAAGTAGCAAACCGCCCGGAGATTAAGCAGAAAATGTCCGAGAACATGACAAAACGGTGGTCTGATCCAGAAAAACGTCAGAAACAATCCGAAAAATCGAAGGAAGCCTTGGCCGACCCGAAAGTCCGAAAGAAAATCTCAGAAGGAACACGAAAGGGATTGGAAGAAGCCAAACTCCGGCGAAAAGAGCAAGGAATTGTGAAACCAAAGAGAGTTCAAAGCCGAAACGCCTTGGGAAAGTTTATTAAGGAGGAGGGGAAGAAATGAAACACGTCATTGTGATTGAAACCTCGGACGACCGGCCCCTGAATAAGCGGACGCTGTGTCTATTCCGAGCGCAAGCTATCTGCGCCCTTCACGACCTGGCGACAAAGTACGTGGGTTTGTCCTTCATTAACACGCGGTTCAACGTATCGTCCGCCACCGTCGCTATTCACGAAATGTACAATCTACCGCCCTGGAACCCGGAAACGGGAACCAGCGAGTCGTCCAGGTAATGGACAGAAAGTGAGATGTTATGGCACAGTGGCAGCGACACTTGGACATGAAGGACGTGTGGGACAGCGGAGACATTCCTCTTGTTGCCCGCACTGCGGCAGACCGTTTGGAGGTTTTGGCCCCCTTCGGCGGCAACTACCTGGACGACGAAAAGCTGGACCTCGTGGACGAACTACGCGCCCTAGCCGAAGACGAAGGAGCAACAACCAGCGACTTCGACAACGTGTGGGGCCGGGTTTACGATTGGGCCGACACGCCACTCGACTCCAGCTTCGGCGGAAAGAAAGTTTGTTGGGTTGCGACGTTCTAAACAACAAGTCCAGGTAATGGACAACCAACCAAAACCCGAAGGAGGGTTTATGAAGCGATGGAAGATTGATTTCGGAGGCTCTGTAATCGTAGAGGCCGACGACCAATATGAAGCCGAAGCCTTGGCACGAGAGCGCGTTTCTTCTGACGGCGACTGGGCTGAACAGAGGCGGTGTCGGCAAATCAGCGGTTTTGACTACGAGGAGAACTAAATGGGCTTGCAAAACCTGATTACCTATTTCTACCCCGACCATTGGCGCACGAATGACCTAGCCGTTGAAGTCAGGCTTCTGGGCAAGCGTGTAGGGTATATTCGTCAAGAACGGCTGCGCGATTTCAAGGACGAGATCGAGAATTTGGAAGATGTGGCCCGCCGCGCCGTCGATGCCCTTGAGTGTGCAATCGAAACCTTGTCCGAACAGGTCTAACCAAAGTTGGCGGAATAACCATGTCCATTAGCCGGACGCAACCAAAACCCGAAGGAGGGTTTATGAAGCAAGTTGTAACAGTCACCGAAATAGAAGGCGAGGGTCTCGAAGCCTTGCTCAACGAAAACGTTCTGATCTATTGCATGAACTACTTCTACACCGGCAAGCTCGTCGGAGTCAATGACAAGTTTGTCAAGTTGGAAGGGGCAAAGATCGTGTACGAAACCGGGCCATCCAGCGAGAAGGACTACAAAGACGCACAGCCTTTGCCGAACAACACCTGGTACGTCCAAACTGCCGCCATCGAGTCCTTTGGCCTCGGAAAGTAGGCCGAGCATGAGGGCTAGCAAACAGAAATATCGGTCGCGGTCGTGGTCGGGGTCGCGGTCGTGGTCGTGGTCGCGGTCGTGGTCGGGGTCGCGGTCGTGGTCGTGGTCGCGGTCGTGGTCGGGGTCGCGGTCGTGGTCGGGGTCGCGGTCGTGGTCGGGGTCGCGGTCGTGGTCGGGGTCGGGGTCGCGGTCGTGGTCGTGGTCGGGGTCGCGGTCGTGGTCGTGGTCGGGGTCGTTTTAGTCCTGCCCGCAAAAAACAAAGGAAACCCATGTCCAATTTAATCAAACGCGGAGCCTCTTACCACCTGGACCTCACATCCGGGGGGAGAAGGCTTCGCTTCTCTCTGGGCACACGCCTCCCCCAGGCCGCTCGAACCCTGGCGCGTCAGATCGAGTGCGCTATCGCTGGCGGGCCCAAGGCAGAGGAGTGGGAAGTTTTGAAGCTGGTCCTGCCCCCCAAGAGCTTCGCAATCTTGGCCTCGGGCCGGGGTCTCACGGCGCAGCCAAACATGGCAGAATTTGAAACCCTCTTTCAAGAAAAACTTGACCGGCGAGTGAAGCTCGGGGAGTTGGCGGAGAGCAGCCGGAACTTGTACCTGTGGGCGGCGGACAGGTTCTTCTCCCGCATGGCTGAACTCAAAGTCCGGAAAATGGACGCCGTTACCCCGACTCTGGCCGAGGAGTATTTGATATTCAGGAAAGAAGCCACGTTGGCCAAAGGCGGCTCGGGGCGCGGGCTTGTGACCGAAACCACCGTACTCCAAGCTGTCTTCAACCTAGCCGTGGAAGAAGGACTCATCAAGAGCAGCCCCTTGCGGAACAAGTACAAACCAGATTCAGACCCCAAAGGCCCAGACCCATTTACACCGGAAGAGATCGCCAAACTCGACGCGGCGGCTACTGGACCAGACAGACTGCCCTTCCTTTTGCTGAGATGGACCGGCCTGAGAGGATCAGACGCGGTGACGGTGCGCTGGTCGTCCATTAACTGGACAGACAGAAAGCTGCACGTTCAAACTAGGAAGAGAAAGACCTGGGTGGTTGTTCCGCTGTACGGCGAACTGTTGGAGACGTTGGAGGCTGTCTATCTTGGCCGCACCGGAACTGTATCGGGGGCAGACGACTCTCCCATTCTGTTCGGGCTCTCTCGCGCCAAGCTGTACAAACTCGTCGCTGACTTGGGCATCCGTGCCGGAGTCAAGAACTGCCACCCCCACAAATTTCGGGCCTCCCTCGCCTGTACGCTACTCGAACGAGGAGCGACTCTATTCGACGTAGCCAAACTGCTCGGGGACTCACACGCGGTCGTTGAGAAATTTTACGCAGCAACAACAGACAAGCAGCAGGAACGAATCCGTGGTATAATGGAAAAGTCCGGGTAATGGACGAGGAGGTAGCGAGATGGTTGACTACAGTTTTTGTGAGGCCGTAACTGCTGGTTCTGCGAGCCGGTGGCACATTCGGCCCTTGTCCAACAAAGGAAGGAAGCCCTCCGGAGGCGCGGATACTGCAGCTCTTTGCGGTCGTCAAGTATCTTGGGATGTGAACTGCAACATCCACCCCGCTGCCCTCGCAGGAGCGTGCTTAGTTTGCGCGGAAATTTACAAGAACAGAGAAGGGGTAGAATGACAGAGCAACTTTGTTTACGCTTAGAACGTTTTGCAACACAAAAGGCTCTTGCCCACAACGATTGGCAACCGCTTACAAACTTTACGAATCCTTGGTGGTAACAATCTTGTGGACAAAACTAGGAATGTGTGGTATAGTGAACTTGAGGATTGAAAAGTCCATTACCTGGACGGAGGCACCACATGTCTGAGATGAGCGCAAATGAGAAGCTGGTACGGGCGGCGTGGAATAAACTGACGTTCTGCAACGACTACTACCCTGGTACAGCCTGCACACTTCGTCTCTATGGAGAATTCAATGGTCACAGAGTAGCTCCGATCATAGCTAAACTTGTCGGCGCGACTAAAGCCTCAACATGGAAAGCCGGTGCCGAATGGATTATCAAACGCCAGCAGGAGATCACGGAGTTGCGGGAACAACTTAATCAACTCGTGAATCTAAGCGCGTGCTATTATTGTCCAGAACCTATGCAAATAATGCAGCGCACGATAGCCCTCGTGCAATCCGCGCTCACAGAGGCGCAACGCGGCATGAAGGAGGAACCACATGGCACCACTGAGTGACAAAACAATGACCGAGCCGGGGCATAGTGTACGAATTCCTTGGAACAGCGATACGGTAGAGCTAGTGAGCTTTGGGT